ATGAGAGATATTGAGAAAGAAATTATCGATTTTATCGATCAGGAATATAACACTAAAAAGTACTTTCTCTGTGGGCCAAAGCGAACCATCACGCTTGATACCAGTATTAGGGATGATCTAAAACTCGTTTTTGAAGATAGTGAAGAACTTCTACAAGAGTACTTCGAGCGTTGGAATATAGATTCAGAAGGATTTGACATACTCAACTATCTGAACCCAGAGTACTTTGGAAGTAAAGAGCCTGATCCGCGTAAGCCACTAACAGTTGGTATGCTCGTTGAAAGTGCTAAAGCTGGACGTTGGTTATATAGTTGAAGAATAAAGTTACTATATTTTAAATACCCCTTATTTGGGCTGAATCGCCACGGATAACCTGGACACTTCTGAGTCGTTGGTAGATCTTTTTCTTTATCCGTTCACGCTTCAGTAGCTGGAAAAAGCTTTCTGCAACCGCATTGTCATGACAGTTGCCACGACGGCTCATACTGACCTCCAGTCCGTGCGATTTCAGCCATTCATAGCGGGTGTACTGACTACCCTGATCAGACTGAACCAGCACCTGTTTTTGGGGATGACGTCGCCACACGGCCATCAGAAGCGCATTCAGAACAATATCTTTTGTCATTCGTGGTTGCATTGACCAACCGATAACTTTGCACGAGAACAAATCAACGACCACGGCAAGATACAACCAACCTTCGTGGGTTCGTAATTATGTCAAATTTGCCGTCAGGAACTGTGCGCCACATAGAAAATTCATGAATGCACATAAATAAAAACCCTCTGCAAAAACAGAGGGTTAAATTCACTTTTACCTGTTCATGAAAACACAGGAAGGATTATCGGCTTATTCCCACTCAATTATTTACGGATAACATAAGCAATTGACTGATAACAACTTTTAAAACAATGAAATTTTTCATACCGTTTTATATACCGTCACCGGAAATCGGTACCATGAAAAATGACATGTCACCTGGTCAGCGAATCGTACTGCTTTTCACAGACTCTTCCGGCTTCGGATGCACGATCAGCGTACTCTGCCAGTTGTCTGTTTCGCTCGAGAGATTTGCTGAGCACGTCGGCAAGCAAAACTCCGGTGTCTGCGGCTGACGCCCCAGCGCCGACAGTGGCGTTATACTGCATGAGCTGCTCACGGATGGCAACGAGCTGTTGCTGCAACCTACCAGCACGAGCGGCAGCATCAAGAGCATCATTGCGCGCCTGGTCGATCCTCTGCTGCGCTTCACGTTCATTGGTCACTTTCTCCTGTTCGTCGTGCTTACGGGCTTTATCATCTTCGACTTTGCGATCCGCCTGCGCCTTCGCATACCCGGCTGCGTACTGAGTTTCACCATGGTTAACCCATGCGATACGACAGCCAGTAACCATGGCAGCAAGCATCACCACGATAAGTAACTGTTTCCAGTAAGCTTTGACGAATGCCCAGATCATAACGCCAGCACCTTACGGGCAGCGGCGTAACGCGTACGCCGGTCGTCGATACCGTTCTGGCCACCATTGATAATCTGCGTGACGCGCACCAGGTCACCGGTGTACTTCATGCAACCTTTACTGGAGAAGAACCATGCCGCGCTTCTGGCCGCGTATTCATCCTGCGCCAGCAGTTCAGGCTGAGCGACTAGATCAACCTTCAGACCATTACCGCAATCCCGGTAGTTGTTCAGACCAGTGATCTGGATAAGTCCACGACCGCGATAATTCCACCCGTCGCCCGGGCCGTTATTTCCCATGCGCTTGCTGTAAACAAGATTGGCGATCGCGCGCTGGCGTTCCAGAGGAAGAGACTTCTCATATGTTTTCCGGCCAAGTGCGTTGGCCTGGTCTGGAGTGATGCGCCCGGCACGGATAAACCCGGACAGTCCGTTAACGCTGTAGTTAAAGTTTTCCTGTAACCGGGTAAATCCTCCGGACTCATGCCCGACCTGTGCGATAAACATTGCCTGGTCATCTGGTTTGGTAATGCCAAACTCATTCATGGCAGTAGTAATATGCGGAAACCAGCGCGCGGCCAGTTGCTCATTGATACCGGATGCGCGCCGGAACTGGTTAATGTCCATGTTGAGACCTCGATATTTTGAAAATCTGCACGACGTTACCGCGCGTCTTCAGGACGGCGGCAAGCATGACAGCGTTGATGATGACCTCCGATAAATCGGCGGCCATTGGTGTGTGATACCAGATTGCATATGCGGCGCGGACGGGGATGCTGGCTGATGCCACGATAAGGAAGTAGGCTATCCACCCACCCCACCGGCGGTGTTGCGATCCATTACGCCGGAAGGTTCCGACGCGGATTGCTATCGCAGAACAGATAACCGCATTGGCAATGAGTAAAAGCAGCTCATGAGTTGTCATCGTCTTTTCTCCCCGGGATTAAATCGCGTGGATTGTCGGAACGGTGATAGAGCCAGATACCAATACGTACTGCGACGATTGCCGACACGAACGCGCCAGCAGAGAAGACGATCCCTTTCTCGAAAGAGTCCTGCGTGATAGTTGGGATCAGGCTGGCTACGCCGATAAGAATTGATGCAGTTGGTTTGTAGAATAGAAGCCCGCATAGAAAGCTGAGCATCGACAGAAGAACCCGGCGGCGGATTGGATACTCAACGGCAGAGGTAATAAATATTACCGCGCCAGATAGAGCACCAAGCGCCACCTCAGGAGGAACTCCTGCGATAACCGCAGCAAGAGATCCCATGCTAAGCCACTGATTTAAAGACTCACTGGTTAGCTGTGCTGACATAGCAACCACCGTTTAATGTGCATAAAGAACCCCCATAGTTGGTGAGTTCATCATACACAATAAACCATATATGGATCATATCACATGAAATTATTCCTACAAAAATTACCCTAAAGGTGATAAAATCTATAAATATAATAATTCAATGATTTTTATAATGTTAAAGCTATTCGGTCGTTATATTTCTGTTGGTGTGCTGAATACTGCCATCCACTGGCTCTGCTTCGGCGTTATGTTCAGCATGATAGGCTTTAGCCAGGCGATATCGAACGTTATCGCATTCTGCGTAGCCGTCACGTTCAGCTTTTTCGTCAATGCCAAATGGATGTGTAAGATGAAAGCAATCACAGATGGTGCATGGCCTTTGCCGTTAAAGGTCAATCAAACTTATGGCCTGTTTTTTATCAAGATAAATACCAATCATGGTTACTGATTCATAAAGTTATGACATAGTAATCTATAATTTACTTATTTTTTTAGTTAACTTGAGGTAGTTTAAGTTGGAACACTTAAAATACAGACCAGACATAGATGGGTTGCGGGCAATAGCAGTGTTGTCGGTGGTAATTTTCCACTACTTCCCCTCGATTCTTCCTGGTGGTTTTGTTGGGGTTGATATATTTTTTGTGATATCAGGATACCTTATCACATCTATTATATTAAAATCTGCATCCAGTAATTCCTTCTCTTATGTAGAATTTTACAAGAGGAGAATACTTAGAATATTCCCAGCGCTGTCAATAGTTCTTATCTCATGCATTATAATTGGATGGTTTTATTTTTTCCAGGATGATTATAAATCACTCGGGAAACACGTTTTTTCAGGTGCCTACTTCATTTCAAATTTAACACTATGGAGTGAATCAGGGTATTTTGATTCTCAATCATATCTTAAGCCATTATTACATCTTTGGTCTTTGGGTATTGAAGAGCAATTCTATATATTGTGGCCAATAGTTATTTTGCTATGTTTCAAAAGCAAAAATTCAAAACGTAATATACTTTTATCATGCGCAATAATATTTATAGTTAGCTATGTAATTAGCGTTTCTACCATGTCATATGAAGGTGGGGCTAACTACTACTCTCCCGCTTCAAGATTTTGGGAGTTAATGGCAGGTGCCATAATAGCCACATTGCGTTTCATGGGTATAAAAACGTCCTTATCTAAATCAATGTCATTGATAGGCGTTATCATAATATCTATATCGATAGTTATGATTAATGAAAAGATGGCTTTTCCTGGTTACATAGCTATAATTCCGGTTATTGGTGCATCTCTTATAATAGCGTCAAATGGAAATGACTGGATAGCATCAAAAATACTTAGCTTAAAGCCTTTTGTTTTTATTGGACTTATAAGTTATCCGCTTTACTTGTGGCACTGGCCAGTTTATTCATTCTATCGTTCTATATTTTCTGGATCACCGAGTACCAATGAATTGTTGATTCTAATGATATTGGCATTCGCATTAGCAATATCTACTTATTACATCATTGAAAAACCACTGCGTCACTCTGTCAGAAAATCAACCACATCGATTATTTTGGCAATAACTGTATTTGGAACTGGTATATTTGGACTTGTTACGTATTCCATGAATGGAATTAAAGAAAGAAACGTAAATAAATCAGCAGGTGAGTATGCTTCTGTCACAAATGTGTACGATTACTATAAATATGGTGAGCTATTGCGCGGTGGCATATGTCACTCTGTGCTGTTAAAAGATGCCATATCTAACGGTTGCATTAAAAATAGCCGAAATAATATTTTTATAATCGGTGATTCATATGCAGCAGCGCTCTATAATGGATTGTCGAGTTACATAAAAAACAACAATAAAAAGTATGTGATAAGTCAAATGACAGACGGAAACGCCCCGCCATTGTTTGTTAGTGGTAAGGACGACCTCCAAAGAGACGTTAGTTCAATTAACTCTGACAGGATTAAAGAGATTGGTATGGTTAAACCTGAGATAGTATTACTAACGTGGTCTGTTCGTGGTTCAAATGGAGTTCATGATAAAAAGTTAGCAATTGAAGCTCTCTCTTTAACAATAAAAAAAATAAAGAAAGCATCACCGCAATCAAGGTTGATAGTTGTTGGCCCTGTTCCTGAATGGAATGCTAATTTAGTTAAGGTGATATCAAATTACACAAGTGAATTCAAAAAAACGCCACCTATATACATGTCATATGGATTAAACGATGAAATTAAAGGATGGGATAAGTACTTTGATGAAAACGTGCCTAAGTTGGGGGCTGAATACATATCAGCATACAGAGCCCTATGCAATGAAAGTGGATGCTTAACAAGGGTTGGAGATGGTCCGGATTTTGTCACTGCTGTAGATTGGGGTCACTTGACAAAGCCTGGTTCTGATTTCCTTTTTGAAAAAATCGGAAAATATATAATCAACTAGATAAATAAACGGCTGCCCAGGCAGCCGTTTATAATTTATGTTGTTAACTTCTGTCTTGTAAGAACACCACCGTGATTTATCAAAGCAGTGAGGTTTGTCCCATCCCAATATACAGCATAGGAATTTGCATCCGGTACGGCCTCGTCTGGCAGGACGGTCCCAGAGAATGCAATATTTACCGCCCCAAAATCGCCATGGTTTTCTCTCATGGTTAACCTAGGTGAACTACCTGAAATTACATATCTGGTAACCTCTGACGCTCCTGGGCCAATCTTTATGGTATCCTCTCTTTTAGATGCCACACTAGTATTGACTACATTTAAATACACAGCTGAAGTTTGATTTGCAAGATTTGGCTGCACATGTATTAGGTTGCCAACCACCAGCCCCTCAATATTGCCAATGTTTATGGATGATGAAGGAACACTTGGAGCATTAAGATTAGTGACTGTAGAATTTGGAGCAAAAATCGCAAGTCCTGTTGGTTGTGTGTAATTTATTATATTTACACCATCAATTATGTTTGCTCCGTCAAGTGTAATCTGGTTTTCTCCTGGCGTGTTAGCTGCATTGTTTTGAATGGAAGTTAGGTTTTTAAAATTCTTCCCACTTCCTTTGATAAATATACCTGCGCCACGAGAATATGATGCATAGATATCTCGATAAAACCCTGTAGATCCGTCACCCCAAATACCAACTCCATGAGTCTTATACGCTTGAATGTTGCTAACGATGTGGTTTGTTGGAAGGTTGTTCCAAGCGTATTGCGCCAATGTGTAATCATGCTGGCGTTCAGTTGGCGTGCCATAGTCAGCATTCAGATCTACACCATCATAGTACGTTTCTATCGGATTGATATCGATGAAACGAAGATTATAACATCTTTGACTTATCCCGTTAACTTCGTTCTGGTATGTTTTAACACCTGATTCACCGCATCTGTAAGGGGTAAATCCACCAATGACTCCTCCATCATGGCCAACCCCTCCATCATTTCGATAAAAACACACCCCACTTCCTGATCCATAATTAGTTGAACCTCCGATTACATAATTACCATGGTAGTAATCGGTGCTATCCCATGCAGTAAATGCGATACAGTTTGACATGTCTCCATAAAAATCACGTGGATACCAAAACTTCACATTATTATTTTTAAATGATTCATATGATCCAAACGTTGCTTTTGGATAAAACACATCTATGCCTGATGAATTAGATATAATGAGATGTGATATTAAATTTTGGTTTTTAACATTATCTGGTAGAGAGTTATATATATCTACATCATTAACTGTAGGTGCGTAGCCTTGCGTTCTGCTTTGAGTAAGAGTAGAAATGATAGTAGAGGGTTCAGTTATCCACTCCCCATTGCTATCCCATCTTGATATAACGTAAGGCACCGTTTGTGACTGCATGTGTGGATGAACAATGCGTGATCCTGAGCCTAAATTTTCAAATGTTAATTTACCATCTCCAATAAATTTTGCCTTACATTCAATTGTTAACTTTTTACCACTAAAATCAACAGTTTCTCCGTCAGTAAAATGATAATCATCATCAACAATTATCCCGTTTACAGCATAGTTAGCAGCATCCTGTAAAGTTGGGAATGAGGATGTCTTTATCATCAACTCTTGCTGAACTGATTTACTAGAAAGAGTTCCTATTAATTCAGCACCTGTTGGCTTTGCCAGTTCTATCAGCACATCAGCAGCGGAACCAGACTCAGGAAGAACCATTATCGGATCGCCACTATCATTCATCGCGACAATTTTATTTTTACGTTGTTCTATCCCGGGCAATGAAGGGATTGCTTCAGGAGTTCTCAGTGTGTGGCTTAGATTGGTATTAGCTACGCTATCTACATAATTTTTGGTGGCGGCATCCTGAGGTCGTGACGGGTCGCGAAGGTTTCGGATGTAGTTGTTCAGCGCATCATAATAATTAGCCACAAACGACGGCTTACGTAGAGAAAGGCGCAACCAGCTAATAGCCTGCTGTATCAACATTGTCAGCTTATCGAAACCATCTTCATGAACCTCTGCAAAAAATTTACCCTGATTCCTGAAATCGATTTCCTGCGTAACTGGAAGCTCACGTGAAATTGAGATTTGGTATCCACTTGTCAGTGGCGTTGACAGTATTACATTCCCTCCTGTGTACTCTCCCGCACCAGTAACGGTGTAATCAGTATCAAGGACTAATTCTGTGATGTTCTCGCTCAGGTCTGCAACCTGCACAACCAGATCAGACTTCTTAAAAATTCGGAAGGTATAAGGGAATGAAGTTGTGACCCCGTTCCCGATGTAGTCGTTATGGTCAACTTCAGTTGAGACCGTCATGTAAGTATCTCCAGGTTGCTTATGCGCCCGGCGCGCATGCACTCTGGATCATTCTATTACCCAAAAAACCTTATATGAATCGTTTAGGTATTAATCAGTTGCTTTATTACCTTACAGGTAATTTGCATTCCATGCTGGATAGTCATGATATCTTCTGTTACTGTATGTTTATACAGTGTTTGCATGGAGAAGAAGAGATGCAACGGCAGTATCACCATCCGCTGGAAGAAGGATTTGAAGAAAGAATACACACGCCGGTAGGCGTTAGGTCCCTGGTGGAGGACTCACATCTTATGAAGTTGCTGCGGGAACTCGATAAAGACGGTTTCAACGTTGATGGGCCGTTAGCTGAACTGGTTGCTCTTGTGAATTACGTCACAAGTTCTCAAATGACAATGCAGGATCTGCAAACGCATCTCGATTACTGTGCAGAACAGTTACGAAAACAAACCACATAATGAAAAATAAAAGGCCGCTTCTGCGGCCTCGTGACATGTCACATTCATGCTATGACAAACCTATGTACCCTGCTATGCCAGATAATATTAAAACAACTGCGACGGAAAATTCCCCATCTTCAATGATACCTTTACGGTTCATTACGCCAAGTGCGACGAGTGCCAACACAACAAGAATAAAAGAAATCATTTTCACATCCTTATTGTGGAGTAACATCCTGAGGTCGCCACCAGTATGTCTGGTTAAATTCTTTCTTCGAACGCTGCTCCATCTTGCGCAGATAGCCAGGGGAAAAATACTCCTGCATCTGGTTAAAGATCATATGATCAAGCGCAGCCTTCAGGTACCAGATGTTGGCACCAGGTGTCAGACCTTTTCCAAGCTTAACCAGATCACCACCAGTTTGCTCGCTCTTACCTTCTACCGCATTCAGCGGGATGCCCTGCCCGATCTTAATGACATCATCTACGAGACCAGCCACCGGCCCTAGCATTGAAGCCAGCGCTCCGCTTCCGTACCTGGTGTGGTCAGATAGCAAAAAATCACCGTACAGTCCGAGACCACCGCCTTTCAGCAATGCGCCAAGCCAGAATTTAGCAGCATCTTCACCAGCCATATCCCGCGGATTACGGCCTGATGCTATGTCATTTAGTTGCTGAGAAAGCGCGCCAAGTATTGTCGTGCTGGCGATAAACGTCGCGATATAAGCAGCCCGCCCACCAGCAGAAGGCATACCCATAGCCCGCGACCAGTGGCGCATCACGACAGAGATCGGGAATGACTTGAACAAGAATACGCTGCGGGTTAATTCACCTTTCCATGTTCCGCGCTGGATACCTGAACCGGTAACCATCTGCTCACGCGCACCCGGAGTTATCACAGCCATGTCAACTTCTTCGGTAACCGCTCCGAGTAACTTACGCATTGCTTCAAACTTCACGCGCTCCGGTGATCCTAGGTGCTCTACAGCAGCATCAGGTATACGCATGATGCTTTCCGGCGTCAGCATCGTATCGTTGCCTTTCCCCCAGTCCTCCTGTTGCGCCAACTTCCACACGCTCCAGTCGGTATCGGTGATTCCTTTGCTTTTCAGTATGCGGAAATCGTCATTAGACAGGCTTTTCAGATCCGGCGTTCTGGTGACAACATCACCAAGACTACCCATCATAGTGACACCGTAGGCACGCTTGTGCGCGTCGGACCATGCGGTTAATCCACTAGCGCGCATAACCGCTGTTGCAGCCCACCTGGAGACAGACGGCCCCATATTATCCATCGCCCAGCGGTTAACACTGCCGAGCAGTGATTCCATAGCCAGGCCAGCACGACGTGCCCTGGCAAGCTCAGTGCGATTCGTTGGGTCCATAGCTTCAAGCTGGTTACGGAATAGCTGATTCATCGGAAGGTTGGTAACCTTCGCTGACAGGTACATGGTTCCAAGATCAGAGAACGATGATAACAGTGCGGAACCGAGACGACTGGCAACCATCCAGTTGCGGATGTTATCCGACCAGCGAGCAATATGCGGGTTTGCAACAGGCTGAGTTTTACCAGAAATAAAGTTATACAGGTTCTCAGTATTGTTTGCCAGGCGCTCTATGCGACCGGTATCCTGCGGGTTAGCCGTAGCTGTCTCTGATTTCGTCTGATCAAGCAGAGAGCGGAACACGTGATCAGGGTTTGGCCCGTAGGTTTCCACCAGCGCAATGTCTTTACTGATACCTTCCAGGTGCCCTACCATGATTTCCCAGAGTGAACGGTCGCCGTACATTTGCTGGTACTGAAGGTATGAATCAGCGTCTTTAAAGTGGATCTGGCGTGAGGCGTTGCCACGGTTTGCCCGCGCACCGGAAATACGCATACCGGTATCAGTCAGTTTATTAAGGCCACCTGTGGCAATCGTGTTATAGGCTTCACCGAGAAAAGATGATAACTCAGTATCATTCATCAACTGGCCGTCGGATCGGGTGTAATATTTGCGATCGAGTTTACCGATCACATCACTTACCCACTTATCCTTCGATACCGCCCCAACCTTTTCCATCGAGTGATGTTGAGGTATACCCCAGTTTTCCAGGTAGCCGATATCTCCACCAGCATCATTGAATCTGCGGCGAAGTAGTTCAGTTACTTCACCCCAGGCTTTCGCCCCTTTCATGGCTTTCGCATTTCCAGTTTTCTGGCCGCGCATCTCAAACACCAGATCACGGACTCCAGCCTCATCTTCAAACAGCCCGAAGAAACGAGGATCAACAGCCTCGAACGCCTCCTGTAACTGGCTTAATGCGTAATCACGTGTCGCTTTCGTGCGTGACTCAACAGACAGAAAGTTTGATTTCCCGTCAGCGCTGAAGGCGATCGTGCGGTTGAGTGCGCCTAGCTTTCCGTCAGCACCATGATAACTGTTAATGAAGTTGTCCAGGCGCTGACGCGCTGCGATGGTAAGCGAGACACGGCGTTTTTTCAGTGCCGCCTCTCGCTGCAAATCTTCAGCGGCCAGTTGCCCGGCGCGGCGCAGGCGTTCAGCATCAGTAAGTTGACGCCATGACATCGGATCGTCACGGGCAATAGCTCGCATATTGCGGTAAATGCGGTCTTCGATATTCTGTATTTCTCTGGCTGTAAGAGTGCGCTGTGCTGCCTGTTGCACGGCCTGAATACATTCCTGTCTCATTCAATTATCCTCTCAAAAAACACGCTACAGCCACGTCAAAAAGGCTGGAATCCTGTATTGCCTGCTCATTCTCTTTGCTCGCTTCGTCCAGCACTTCCCTAGCGCTTCTCGACTGCGGGTTTCCTTCATCATCCAGGACGGTGATCATCATGTCCGGAGACTCAACCAGTGAATCTTCAGCGATACGAAGATCCATATCTCCTGCCTGTTCAGCCGTTGGCTTTTGCTCTGCCTGTCGCAATACAGCACCAAGTTCAAAAGGTGCAGCCTCGTCAGGAGTCCGTACTTCTGCTGTTTTATAGAATGACATAGCCTGTGCGTTAAGATCGCTTTCTGCCTGCTGGCGTCTGGCTAATTCCGCCCGCGCTTCAAAGTTAACCCCTCCCTCAACATTCGCCGCCAGATTATCCTTTGCCGTCTGTAGTCTGACCGACTCGTCATTGATACGCTGGTCAATATCACGCAGCCTTTCCTGACGCGCTGCACGTGCACGTGATAACTCACGTCTGCTGCCTGAAGGTTGTTCGTTAAGGACTCCGGAGCGTTCCTGGTTGAGTGTTTCAATGTATCGCTCAATACCGGTGATATCAGTCTGCAACTGATTAACCTGCTCAACGTCTAAAGCCTGCGCTGCCTGCTGCTCAAGCAATCTTGTGTCAACTGCAACCTGAGTGCTACCTTCATCTGTGCGATACAGGGTTTCATCGATCGCCTGAGAAATCAGGTTTCTGCGCCCTGTAATTTCAGTGAATGAAGCCGGCTCCGCAATGCTGGCCACATCAACTGCACGGCCCTGGCTTACGTCATTCATCGCCTTCTGTAGCGCCTGTATATGCGCATCACGTGACAGAACATTAACCGGAACACCAGGAGCAACATCAATCTCAGCGTGATGTGAGGCATTGGCTGCCAGCGCTGCATCCACCTCAGCCGGGGAAAATTCAGGAGTTGAAGCGCTCTCACCGCGGGCGTTCAGGAACCTACCCACACCACCAAATGCCACACCAAGAACCGCATCAATGGCGATAAACTGGCGATCAAACACATCATACTGAGCCGCCATTTCGTTATAACCGCCATCACGCAGCGTCTTTGCGGTCAGACCACGCTGTGCCATTCCGAAGGCAATGTTAGTTCCGGCTGCGTATGCGATATCTGGAGCTGCGCGAACAGCAGTAGCTGCAACATTACGTACTGCACTTTCACCTGTCCTCGCCAGTTGTGCGCCAACACTTTCTGCCAGCGCACCACCGGCACGTAAACCCAGACTCATAGGGATCAATGTGCCAGCACCAGCAGTGACACCCTGCACCAGACCAGCTTCCTGAGCAGTCCTGAAATCGACGCCCTGAGCAGTCAATTTCTCAAACTCAGAGAAGCCCTGCAACGCAGTGACGGCCGCCGCACCACCTGCAGGACCAGAAAGCAGTGTTCCTACTACCGCCTGTCCGCCCATATCGAAAAGACCATGAAGAACCTGCCCGGCAGTGCCTGTCGTTGCTGCATCAGGAGTCAGGCGCTTAACTTGCTGCTCTGCGAGTTTTCGCTGTTCGCCGATGTATTCAGCCGATGTATCATTGATGGAAGTGTTTTCGTTAACAAACTTAGCGATGGGTGAAACGATCTTATCCATTCCAGCCCAAAGAAGCTGGTCTGGTTTGGCAACCAGTCCAGAGTACAGGCCAGAAACAGCAGCAGTACCTGAGTTATCGAAGAAACCGACATCGGTATTAAACCCTGCAGGGTTAGATGCCGCTTCATCCAGTTGCTGATTCTGGTTAACTGCGTTGAGACCAAAGTAACTCATTGCGGGATCCCCTCTGAGAATCTCTGGCGCTGTTGGGTAAGGTCGATGACGACAGGAGTTCCATCATCTTTCAGCAAATACCCAGTGCCGAGTTTCACCAGATACTGGCTATCTCCATAGCTTTGCAGACCGTACTGGCCTGGCGGTGCTTTAATTCCTGCGCCAGTCACCTGAGTTTTCCATGCCTGATCAACTTGTTTATCAAATTGTTCGGCAGACATCCCCCAAGGCAACAGAACACTGCCCATGCCGTTATAATCGTGCACGCCACCAGTAGCTACGTTAACAGCCTGCTTCCATGAGTCACTGTCAATTTCACCCGAAACCACACCCTTCTTCGCCATCACCCCAGCGTAATAGTCCTTTGCTATCTCATAGGCCATTGATGCACCCTGCGCGTCACCGGCAAACGCATCCTTCACCATGTCAGAGAACTCTAGTCGCAGATCGTTATCCTTCGGCATTGGGATGCCCTTAGCATCATCAGTTCCTTTACGCGCCGCTGCACCGGACAGGATGGTTTGCGCTGCTGTTTCTGGTGATACAGAAACATCAGGGTTAAACCAGTTTTTCTCAGCTACCACTCCTCCTGGCTTATCCATCAGGATCCCAGCTACCGCTGCTGATGGCGCATTGGTGCTTATCTGCTGAAGCGCTGACATGTACACCTGCCCGCCGCCGGTGCTCTGCCGAATGGTGTCGAGATATGCAGACTGCTGAGAAACTGGTGCATCGCGGAAGAAAGCCCCGATCTGATTCGCCTCTTCTTTGGAAAAGAACGTCAGCGGAGTGCCGTATGCTTTTGCCAGATCATTAACCTGTGCAGCTCGCAACGCGATACTCTGACCGAAGTTTGCTTGGTTATTCATGTCGATCGGCTTCGTCTGCCCGGCGGCAAGTGAGAACTGCACCGGATCAGCCTTGCGCTGTTTGATCACCTGGTTAGCAGCGGTGACAACATTGTCATAAAGCGCGGCCCGCGACGCATACCCTTCCCCGGTCTGCTCCGGAGTCGGCTCAAGCTGTTTAACATAGGCTGTGATGCTGCTGGTCGGCATGTTGCGGAACGAGCCAATATACTGCCCGGCAATCTGCGTATTCCTGAATTCGATGTATCGATGGTTTCCCTCCCGCACTCCGTAGGCAGCCATAAATTCAGCTTGTCCAGGTGGGTTTGGAAACTCAACGCCGCGCATATAAGCCGCGGTGGCGTCGCGAACCTGGCTATCGATAGCCGTTCTGTATTCGGCCTGCTGCTGCCGGCGGATCTGGTCAGCCTGGCGCAGAAAAGTGGCCTGTGCTTCCGGCGTGGCGGCGTCGAATGCTGCATTGCCGGTGTAGCGTTTATTGCTGGTTGGCAGTTGTGACAGCCCAAGAGCTGCGCTGACGCCGGTGGACAACTGATCCTGACTATATGGCTGACTGCCATTTTCATGTTTAATGATGGCGGCGCAGAGCGCCTGCAGCGTGTCAGGATTGGAAGCATCAAGAGGCTGGTTTGCCGTTACGCCTAACTGCGCACAAACCGCTTTGATGTATGCAGCTGTGTCGTTATTGTCAGAAGGCGGTGCCCAGCGGTTAATGATCTCTCCAACGGTATCAATCCCCTGCCGCTGGTAGGATATGAGGTTGCGGCCCAGCGCGCGGATCCCATGCTCAGGGGTCTCGAATTTTGCAAACCGGCCATCACTACCAGTCTGCCCGACCCAAGGGTTTGATGCGCTGGCTTCGAGGTTACCCGGGTTGTTGTTGCGGATACCCCTGGCATCGCCGCTATCACCTTTCACATAATACTGATCTTGCTGCTCGTGCAACTTTTCAGCATATGCAGTCGCATCATCAGGATTATCAAATATTCCAAGGTGCTTTCCTGTTTTTTCATATAGCGCGATTGCTTCATCATCTGAAAGTAATTTACCGTCATCACTGACCGTTGGTATCAGGACTTCACCAGCATCTGTGCCTATGGAAATAGTTCTTACCGTGCTGATAGTACCATCTTCGTTTTTTACAGATGGTCGGTTGAATAAGTTAATGTTCCCCTGGGTAACCATTCCTTTCGTAGATGATGGCTCACCACCATAAGGGTTAACAGTAGCCCGCCGTGAACCGGCGGCCGTATCGCTCAGCTCACCGTTGCTCTGAATGAATCCGATCGCGTTATTTGCTGACCACTGAGAAAGCGCGCCATCAGCTACCTTCTCTTTGAATTCCACCTTTTTGGCTTGTATCTGCTCAGGGCTCCAGCCGTGTGCGGCGCCGAAACTTTCTATTTGCTGAAACGCCTGCTGATTAGCCAGCACATAGTTGGCGTTATCTCCGTACATTGCCGAAGCGGTTTTGGCGCCGGTGGTCAGCGTCGCCTGGAACTGCCCCTCTTCATACGCATTGAGCTGCCCTATCTCATGCCGGCCAGCCTGAGATGTAAACTGAATGCGCTGCTGCTGAGCCTGCTGCATGAATCCCTGGCGCGCAGACTCCGGCAACTGCATCGCCAACTCCTGAGTCTTTGCGTCAAAGAGCTGGGTGTATTCCTGCCCCTTGCCGAGGGCATTTTTACCCTGCAGGTTAAGCAGGCCATTCTTCGGGTTGGTCATCAGATCGCTTGCGGTCTGTGTCAGTTGCAGCGATGCATCCTGAGCCATAGCGACATCAGCGCGCTGTTTAGCCTGGCCGAATACGTCAAGCGCCTGGCTTCCTGTGCTCAGCAGCGCATCGCTGGTGTTTGGTTGATCGAATGCCTGAAACCCCTGAGTGGAAACGCCGCGGCTTTCAACCTGACGCCCGGCGACTGTTGGTACTGTTGGCATTTCTATGTCTCCTTATCGACCGGTTGGTGTGCCGATGGCAGCGCTGATCGGTGCCGCTTTGCTTTGAGTGAATGGTGACCACGTTCCGCCGCCCATCTGGTAAGCGCCGTATGCCTGAAGTGGAGCAGTCAGCAGTGTGGTAAATGCACCCATATTCCCCTGCTTGCGTGCTGAACTTGCCTGAGATTTGTAGTTTTCAGCCTGAACCTGATAGCCATACGCTTCACGCTGTGCGTTATTAACCGTAGTCAGCGCATCAAGCGCGCCAAACTGAGCTGTATCGCCAAAGATATCAAGCGCTCCACCAGTGGAAAGATCTGCGCCAGTTGCGCCCATGGTTGCCGCCTGGGTGCCAGCAGCCTGACGGTTACGACGACGAACCTCATCAGCCTGAGCATTACCACGGTTGATAGAATCCTGTGCCTGTGCCGTAGCCACTTCTGCATTTTGCTCGGCAACAGCAGACGAATACTTACCTTGCTGATACTGGTTGTATGCTGAAACGCCACTTAATGCGACACTGGCGCCAGCGAGAGCGATAGCCGGGCTGCACATTATTTTCTCTCCATGTGGAAACGGTGAAACGGTAGGTTGTTAATGCCATATGGCTGAGGTTCATCGATGGTGAATCCCAGCCAGTGAAGCCAGATGCGCGCAGTGTGGTTACGCGCATCAACATAATTTTCAAGATACGGGTAAACAGTCAGCATTGCATTGACCACTTTTCCGCACCGGCGCAGGAAGGTACGCTGGTATTTCTCCAGCGCGTCAGTGCCCACCATCCATGGGATACCACTCCCGCCGATCATCGATGCTGGTGCCACGCCAAAGACAGTCACCACTTCGCCGTTAATCAATCCGGCACAGCAAAATGTTGACGTGCGCAGACCGGTCTCCAGCACACGGCGCGGACTCCATCCGTTGGTTGCAAGAAATTCATCGATATCAGCCTGGCGAACAAGTGGAATAATGGCTTCGATATGCTCTGCTGTAGCGGGTACGATCTGAGCTTTAATCATCAGAATCCTCCGACGGTAAGGCGAGGCAATACAGCAAGAACAGAAAGCGGAAGTGGGTCAAGCTGGCGAACCTTAACGCGTCCGTTTTTATCCCAGTTGCTGTCAAGTTTCACTTCAACCTTGCCGGTAGCTTCATCAACAGGATCGTCGTAGAACTCAAATTCACGCTGCGGATACTCATACCATGTTCCGCCAGGCGTTGTTGCCCAGATTCCACGGCTTGCGTTGACCACCATCGTGACAGTAAGAATGACCTGCTTTTTATCCAGCAGCGTTTCCTGCCCGTTGATATTGATGTCAAGAGTTTCGAATTCAGCAGTGATAGGAAGTCCGATATGCACAACTGCACCTGGTGACTCCAGCGTGACTGAACCACCAGTGACAACCTTCTGAGGCTCAACGCTGGCATCTGACAGGATGTTTACTGTCTGACCTTCGAGGTGCGACAAGCCACCGAACGTCTGGCGCGCCATCTGCCAGTTAGTTGTGGCCACATTGCGAAGCACCGGAGGAACGTTACGGTTGAAGCGAACTATCACGGCTGTGTTGCTGGTCACGGAAATGATATCGCCTCGCAGCTCTTTAGCCACCGGTTCGTTGGTGTCTGGATCTGTTCCGGTATATGGGAACTGAATCTGAGCGCCTACATCAGTATTAACGAAATACGCACCACCGCTTACTGTAACCGGGTAATCAACCTGATAGTTCCAGTCACCGGTGCCACCGCTGATGGTCATTGTGCGTGATGATGTATTGCGCCCGTCGTAGCTCAGTCCGCAGTCTACAAAGAACGCATCTTCATCGTTGGTGAAAAGACGACTGGACAGGCGTTCTATGTAACGTTTTGTCTGTCCGTTAATAGTACGGTTAACCACGAAGTAAACAGCATCCTCGCTGCCTTCACTGATTGAGCAGGTGCTTTCGTATTTACCAGTACTGGACTGCGGTGCCCAGGCGAAAACCTGCTGATCGCGCAGATAGGTGAGCACCAGCAACTTGCCGTCATCACGAATGCAGAAAGCGCTGCTGTACGGCACAATGCAGAATGACCAGTCGACAATGCTATGCTTCTGGAAAAGGTGGTTGGCCAGTATGGTCAGGTCGGTTCCCTGATACCCGTCGACATCGAAAGAGTAGGCCAGATCACGCACAACACTGCCTTTCTCCTGGATGAACAATGCGATGTTAGCCACAGCGATAGGTGGCACGTTACTTGATCCGTTATTCCCCTGAGAGCTGAACGAGAAAGCCGATGGCGTGAGGACCTTATTCTGGTCCCCGGATATCGTATATTCCCCGCCAGATGTCAGAGCGACCAGGTTACCAACATCAATAAGGTGACGGATCTCATTCACCTGACGTCCGGCGTAGGTGTAGATGATGCGATCGTCATCCTGAATCGGGTTGTTCTTGCCGAAGTCCGTATAATCTCCTGTTCGGCTTGCCCAGATGGTTTGCGGATACGCAGAAGACGCGGCAAAGTACAGTCGCTGCTGGTAGTAAACAACGGTGCTCGGGTAGCCGTTAACGCTGTTCCACGCGTATTTTGCCCACTTATAGCTGGCGTTAGCGGAGCCAACAACCTGAGATGGAATGAACGAAACCACATCGGCAGTTGCTGTGAGGCCATCGCCAGCCACTGCTGTTATTTTTGCAATGCCGAAACCGCTGTGCAGGTACTCCCACTGGATCCCGGTATCATCTGATCCGGTACCGCCCCATCCATCCCAAGACATACCTTCAGTGTGAGACGGGCGAAGGGTCCCGGTCTTACCAGCAGTATTGGCGCGGTAGTAGTTGCTGTCTGCACGGCGAACGTCGTTGATTGCTGTGGTCTTGCTGGTCTCCCAGACAGGAACGGAATCAACCGCAGGCTGCTCGAGATAAAACAGTTTTCCAACCTGCTCAGCACCAAAGATGGCAGAACTTGCCGTCAACGTGATGGTGCCGGTGCTGGCGCTGGCGTATACCTTCACAGTCTCGTCAACGTTGATATCTTCGAACGGCCCGTTTTTGGTGGTGACATCGACGATCTGCCAGTTGTCGTGCGCATAGCGGCGCAGTTCTTTCGGCGGGTATGCGGGATGCACCAGCGTCAGAACATCGGCGCTCTGCGTGAATTTAATGCGGAAAAGGTCAGTGTCAGCATACGGCATCGCCAGCTCATAAATCACATCGCTGGTCGTCAGAACATAAGCGCCGTCTTTGATAACTCGCATATAGTTGTGCCCGAACTCCAGAGCATAGGTCTGTACGGTCGAGAACTGGAACGGGATTAACCGGCACTTGCGATCAGGGTATTTAGCAGGACCAACAAAGCGCGTACCTGGTCTGTTATCTACACCACCATATTGGCGAACAATGAAGTTATCGCACTTGCGCAGTGCCACCTGATACTTTGACATATCAATGCGGCCATACAGTGACGGACCAATTTCACCACCGGCAAAGCTCGGTTGAATCCAGCTAAAAGCCATTATGACAACCTCGCTGCTGTGAACTCATCTACCGGCGGTTGTGGCTCCTGTGATTCGTTCTGGCTATGTGAGCCAGCGCTCAGGATCACACGGTTGTACATCGTCAGTGCATTGTTACCGAGATCTGCGCTTCCGGTCAGCGCCATATTGATGGCTGCCGCTAGACGCCAGGAAAGCGCCTCCATAAAGATGGCGTCATACATATTGACGTCAGTAACCCGCGCCACATACTTCAACCATGCCTCAGGATGATCGGTGTAAATGAGCTTACCTGTCAGGTCTTCATTGGAACCGACAACATATTCAATGCGCTGAGCAGCGGTAGGATTACGTATGCCGGTAGGCATGATCTCGGTTATACGGACGCAATCAGATGGGTACTGGTAAGCGTACTGCCAGTCCGGAGGGGGATTATTGGTATCAGCCAGCGCCACGCGCTTGGTAGCAAAGTTCCAGTCGAAGTCAGCCAGAGCAGCATCGCGACACGCATCAAAATGCAGGGAGCATTGCCCGGCCTCTTTGCTGGCTTCATTCAGGCTGTTAATGCTGCGACTGTTGCCGATATTGCTCAGCGCGCGGTTGCAGATCTCGATAACAGAAGCCATTAATCATCCTCCCCGACTGGGTAGAATGCATCTTTCAGTTCTTTGGCATCATCACGTTTCTGCGGAGCCAGGCCAATATCGGTGATCTGCAGCTCAACATAGCTGTCTTCACCGTGATCTGTGGTGCGGGTAGACACAGAACATACGCTAGCCATTGCCATAACTGAAACGCTATCACCTACCGCTGGCAGTGATTTTGCATTCAGGCCTAGACGTTGCAGAGATTCATTATCCAGCGTGATGCGAAGCCCCCACGGATACTGATCTTTGGTTTCTGGTTTTCCATCTTCACCAACGAATGAGTCGGTGCCTGTTTTCATGTTTACAGTTTTCATTCTCAGGTCTCCGCATAGAAAAGCGGGGCCGAATGGCCCCGGCTTTTAGCACTTTATTGAGCGCTTACACGCCCAGTTCTTTACGCCGGGCGTCAATCTTCTCTTTGAGAGTTTTTGCGCTGGTGTTTTTATGCGGAGCTTCGCCGAACATCTCTTCGTAAATGGTACGAAGCTGGTCAAGTTCCTGAAGCTCTTCATTGGTTGGCAGATCGTCATCCTTCACCACGACATCACCGTCGTTATGAGGGATAAGGTTTTTGCCAGCCTCCCCGGAAAACTCCACAATATCGCCAGGCTCGCAGAGCTTGCCGTTAATGAAGGAGCGTTCTTTTACGCGATATTTAGACATTGGTCTGCACCCCGCCAACAATGCCAGCGGTTACTTTGCCAGTGGTCGGCGCGGTACCAGTGACGGTGTAGTTAAGACGGATGTATCGCTCCAGCTTCATCGGCAGCGTGATGACCGGCGTTTTGTACCCAACGGTCAGGGATGCCAGAGGAATAACCATGGAGATCACGTCCGTTGCAGAACTGAAAGACGAGTTATCATCGGTCTGCACCGTAACCGTCAGACTTGTCAGGGTGTTGAATGCCTCAACAACCTGAATCAGCAGCGGGATATCACCATATTTACCGACATCCTTACTGGAGCCGGTGTCAATGACGTTGGTTGATACCGCGGTGGCCGTAATGGCCTGAGCCGCGGAGAACAAAGCCTGTTGATCAAGCAACATGATTCTCTCTCCTTACGCCGTTACGGCAGATTCAGTGTTGAGGATTGCATCCACACGACGGATAGGAATACCCAGGAAGGAAACGATCTTCTTGCCGCCGTACTCTTCGATGGTAAGGTTCACGTTTTTGGCATTCATAGCCTGTTTGTGCAGCCATGCGTGGATAGTTTTGTTGGCATAGATAACTTCTTTGCCATCACCAAGCATTGCCACGTCGCGGGCATAATATGCATCTACCATCATGCTGATCAGGTCAGCGCCAGTTGATGCGTCTTTGGTCAGCGTGGTCACATCGATGTTGCAGATGCGGGAAATTGAACGCCAGTCACGCACGCTCAGACCAATGTCCCACTTGAATTCGTCACGATACGCACGGAACTGGCCGCCATTGCCGTCACTTACCAGGTCGTCACCAAGGTCTTCATGCTGGAAGCCAGCGACCATGCCTTCCGGATAGATCATGTGAGCAGTGTTCTCACCCCATGACATAAACCAGATAGATGTGTTGGTAGAGCCGCTACCACCGGCGCTGAATACGTTTTCTGCGCTTGCGGCTTTGCTGGTGCTAAGCGTGTTGAAGCGCGGCGCCAGGCCCATGAAAGCTTCAGGCTCAGCATCTGTGTTACCGTAGATGGAGTAGCGGGCGACTTTGTTGTTGAAGCCCTGAAGCTTGCCCATGTTTTCGGAAACACGGAACGCTGCGGCGTTGTTAGAACGGTCTGCCAGAGCCTTATCAACGAAGCCCAGATCGTACAACATACCGGTGGTATCGGTCACTGGTACGGTCTGGGTTTTGGTTGGCTGAACGCCTTGGTTATAGCGGCGCCATACCGGTTCAGGAATACCTGCACGGATGGTGGTTTTGTGCTTTGAGCCGTCGTTACACGGCACATAGATCGCATCGGTAAGGATGTCGTTGGTTTTAGCCAACTGTTCCACGATGCGCGCAATTCGCCCGTTCTTGTCAGTACGATTGTAGATGTCAAGCAACGATGGCAGAGTTTGACCGATTAAAGCCATTTTTCATACCTCACTTTTTGGGATAGAAGGCGGAGATAAGGTCACTGCCGCCGCTTTCATGACCGCCGGTGACAACCTTGTCTTCTGACATTGCCTTGCCGACTTTGATAAACGCTTTAACAAGCGCCGGGTGATTCCCCAGACCGGTTGAGTCCAGGTATTCTTTCAGTTCTGGATCACCGAATTGGTCCAGTGCACGTTGAGCAGCGCTGAGGTTTGCGGTCAGCTTGTCGCCGCCTATCTCCTTGTCAGCCTTAACGTCAGCAGCCCACTGTTCGGTGGTTTTCTGCCAGGCTTCTGCCTGCTGCTGCTGGACCATTGGCATAATCTTGGTGCCGTATAGATCGACCATCTTCTGAGCCTGCTCATTGGTCAGGTTCAGTTCACGGGCGATAGGCTCGAACTGCTCCAGAGCAGCAGTATCAAGTTCCTGACCTTCAGCTGGTTTGAACTCGTATTTCTCCGGCGCGCCTTCCTGCTTCTGTTCTTTGTCTTCACCAGGCTTTTTATCTTCTGGCTTATCACCATCAGCAGGTTTTTCTTCCTGAGGTTTTTTACCTTCAGCACCTGGTTGTGACTTATCGCCTTCTGGTTTTGCCGGGTCATCAGCATGTGCCGGAGCATCAGTTGCAGGTGCGGCTGGCTCAGACGGAGCCGGTGCAGCGCCACCATCAGCAGGTTGCTCATTGCAAAGACGGCGATGCAGCAAACGTTCAAATAAATTCATGGTTACTCCTGTTCACTGGCCTCTGCGGCCATCTTCAGATACTGATCGGGGCAGTGCGCCATGACGCGCTGAAACAGAACCAGTGCCAGGTTGCGCTGCCCTTCGTTGAATGCTGTGATGTGCGGGTCTACACTGAAGCAGGCGCCGAACACCTGACCTTTCTCCAGCAGTGACCAGATGACGCGGCGGCCCTGCTCGCTATCCATGACGAACTTGATGTCGTCCTTTTCGCGCTGTTCCAGATCGTGCTTTTTCCGCTCGTTCTGAATGCGCAGTTCCTCTTCGTCGATATCAGTCATTGCTGCGGTGCTCCTGCTGCATTAGCGATAGCGGTCAATGCACTCGGGTCAGTGGTCTGCGTTTCGCTGAGAGTCTTGGCTCCCTGTGCTGCGGCCTGCCCCATTGCCATTGCTTGTGCGGCTTGTGCCTGTTTGGCGCGCTCTTCACGAATACCCTGCACCTGCTCCTGAGGAACAATGACAGTTGGCGATACGCCGGACATTTCGGAGAACGCATCGATAGCCTCATCCACATCGAGCTTGTCGAGTGCTTCAGGTTTGAACCGTGCCAGTTGACCGATGAAACCAACGGTCTGTGACAGGCTGGTGAGGCCGATAGATTTCTGCGCCTGAGCCATCACGGAGATGTATTCGATACGCAGCGGCATGCCCTGCATAACGTCAGGCGGTTCTGGCAGCATGTTTTTGCGCGCCATGATGGAGAACACGCGGTCGATAAGAGGGTTGAGCGCTTCGTCGTTTAGTCGCTCCAGCACCGGACCAAGCATCAGCAGTTTCTCTTCCTTCATCTCGATCACTGCTTCCACCGGCATAGAGCGGGTGTTGATGTTTTGCAGCATCATGAAGAGGTCGACGAAATAGGCGCTGTTGATGGTCTGGCGGGTGTCCTGAATATCAGCCAGCAGGTCGGCGGTATTCGGATTGACCAGGTATGCAGGTTTGAAACCGTCCTGACCGGTCAACACGTCGAGATATGTCACATCGCCAGGCAACAGGGAAACACGCTGATTCTTAAGCGATGTCGGGGCAACCATCGGCGGGTTAGTGGCTTTATCGATCAGCTGAGCTTTGCGCTTCTGCTCAACCTGAAGGGCTTTAACCTGACCGAGTGCCAGCATACCAGGGCAAGATGAGGCGTAAACGTCTTCACCATTCACTTCCCAGCGCGGAGCCAGGATCGGGAATTCATCGAAACCGGATTCACGAAGCAGCTTGTCGGAATCGCCGCCAGACTCGAAATAGACAGAGCGGTAAGGCTTATTCTTGCTGTCCATCTTCCCGCTGTCGCGGTTGACGTTAGGTGTGATGCAGTGGTTAACCTCCACCCACGTTTCATACGTGCCGTTTTCCCACATGCCTTTTACGGATGTACTGACGTTATCCAGGCCGAATTCCTGCACCATCTGGCGCACGGTCATGGAGAACTGGCGAATGCAGGTGTCGACACTGCCGCGCGGACTATTAGCCAGGTAGTAACTGCCAATCGGGAAAGGCATTGTGCGGATCACGTCCTGGTCATCTTCCAGAACAGCCATAGCGCCGGTGCCGAAAGTACCCAGGCTTGCGTACATGACAGGCAGTGACTGATACAGGTTAGACTTGTTGAACACTTCGTTCATGCGACGCTGCACGACTTCCAGCCATATTTTCACCGGACCGTAGTCCATCATGTCAGGGTCAGGAGTTGCCAGTTTGAACCACGGACGGGCCGGACTGGTGATGCCTGACATCATGCCGCTGGAGAGAATGCGCTGAGCCATTGAGCCAGTGGGGTCAACAATCTTGGTGTTACGGCGATCATCACGGTTTACATCAGACGTCAGAAAGCGGGAGCCACGCGGATTGATGAAGTCACTCAGATCACGCCAGTGCGATTCGAACGATGTGCGTTCATTCTTCAGCTGTGCGAGTTGCTTCAGCAGGCGCTCTTTTTCGGTTTCCGCCATCTCTGCCTACTCCGTTACTGACCAAGCAGCGTTTTACCGCTGGTGTTTGCGGTTGATGTGTCACCCTGCGCACCAGTCAGCAGAGTAGAGCTGCGGCCTGCTGCTGCACGGCGGCGGCGCTCTTCGTCATCGCGAGAACTGACAACTGCTGCATCCTGCTCCTGTGGCGCAGCCTGTACTTCTGGCGCTGCTGGCACTGATGGCTTGCTGCCGATACACATAGCAATAGCTCCGTACGCAATTAAATTATTACCAATTTAACCACATATGATTTATTTAGCGTAGGCTATTGACACATATAACATCAGATATTACCTTTTAGGTAATTGATGTTGATGTAACGCATTGGATGTACGGCATATGGCACATGTGCCGCAGCGGTCCGGATGGGTTCCCTTGATGCTACTTCCCCAGCCGGGTAGCCGGAATGTGCAAGCCAGTGTCAGGTAAGCACGGACATGACGACTCACCATCGTGGCGATACGGTGTGACACCTCGGAAGAGACGAGGATGCAACGATGAGAGCATTGACGAGCAAGGCATAAGTGCTGGTTCAATTCCAGACAGTCCCATTCAGTTGGGAGGGTTGGGCAAGGAAATGGTCAGTTCGATTCGGACACCGGCAGTGCTCTCAGCGTTGTGGCATTAGCTCAGTTGGATAGAGCAACCGCCTTCTAAGCGGTTGGCCGCAGGTTCGAATCCTGCATGCCGCACCAGAATCACGCCTTAGGACCGTGATGAAGCGCCTATAAGAACGATGCTGTGTAGCTATTGGCGGTGGCAGTTTCCCTTGATGCTGACCACCGTCACTTTTACACCAGAACGCCATTGCGATGACGTTGCGCTGTAAACCCGTAAGCCATGGAAGGCACCCTTGTTTCCAGTTCGCCCACTTCGGTGGGCATTTTTTTAAGGTGAAAATCATGAGCCGATATTACGACGATAAATCTAGAGAGGTTAAATGGGGAACCATTGTTCTTCATGTTGTTTTTTTCTTTACTGCGCTTATAGCTCTTTGCATGGCTGGTTGCCCGTACTACAACGTCTGGAGCAGCAACCTATCCGGCAAGGCATCATTAGCACGCGCAACACAGGATCGACAAATTGCAGTGCAGGAGGCGTTAGCCAAGAAGGAGTCGGCAAAGATGCTTGCTGATGCTGAAATTGAACGCGCAAAGGGCGTTGCCAAGGCAAATCAGATTATCGGAGACAGCCTGCGCAACAACGAAGAATACCTGCGCTACTTGTGGATTGATGGATTACAGCAGAATAAGAGCCAGGTAATTTACGTACCAACCGAAGCAAACCTACCTATACTCGAGGCTGGAAAACGAGAATAACGCTGTGACATGTCACATTCAGCCCGCGATGCGCGGGCTTTTTCATGCATAGGGATCGTACTCTGTGAGAGCCTTACCCTGCTGGCTCTGCTGCTGCCCATAGTTAAACTGTTTTTTGGTGACTGGAGCGGCATATGTCAGCACATAGGCGTCGGCATTGTTCGGTGACCGGCCAAGCAATTCTTTCACCTCGTCCTTGTCTTGTAAAATCTTCCTGCTGTCCTTCAGCCTGACTTTGTATTCAGGTGCGCTCAGTTCGTCGGCAAGTTCCTGGCTGTCGAGTTGTGCACCAAGCTTCAGCGCATCGCGGGCTGATTTGTACATCTCACCGCGTTTATTGCCCATCTCGGGATCTGCCGTACCGCTGCCGAACTGAATCAGGGTCCAGTTACGGCCCCAGTTATCGCCAACTGATTTGAGCCCGGTCCCGTACCCGTAATCGATAAACACAGCATCGGCCTGGTACTGGTCCTCGAAGTCGGCAATTATTTTGGCAAACAATACGTCGTCGGTAGTTCGTTGCCACTCGCCAAGTTTCTTACAGTGCAGTCCCTGCCGCAGGTAGATAACTGCCGGGTCTTTACCCTGGTGAGACGGGTCGACACCAAGAACTACTGCCGCATGCTGAATCTGTGCAGCAGTGATCACCCTGCCAACTGCCGGTTGCGTCAAGCCAGACGGAATAAACTGGTTTTCAGACGCATCAGGGAAGATCCCGCGCACGCGAACCTTCACGAAGTCGCTGTCTTCGCCGTAGTCGTCCACCCACTTTTGCAGTTGCTGCTTGTTGGTGCCTTCCACGGTGCGGCTGTCAATCTGCGCGCACTTCCAGCGGTGTTTGTATTTGCGGAAACATTCACGGAAACGCCCAGTGTTACGCGTCGGGTTACCAAACGCCACCCAAATAATTTCGGTATCCTCGTCCGTAAGCGCACCCTCTGCTACTTCCCATACCAGATCGGCAATGTTGGACGCTTCGTCGAACACCACGATAATGCGCTTACGCTCGTTGTGCAGCCCTGCGAAGGCCTCGGTATTGTGCTCAGACCACGGGATTGCGTCAGCGCGCCAGCGTTTGTCGTGACCTGGATCGTTGCTGTACATCGCCGTGGCGGTGCAGGTAAACCATTCTTTCGTGATAGCCAGGTTCGACCATTTGATGATTTCAGGCCATGTCTTTGTACGCAGCTGATTGTCGGTGTTGGCGGTAACCACAACCTTGCAGTCTTCGCAGGTGGACATGCCCCAGTTAATCAGCATCGAGATGAAAGCGGACTTACCGATGCCGTGGCCGGATGCACGAGACAGCATCAGCGGCTGGTGACGCGTCGCGGGATTCTGGAGATGATCGCGTATCTCGCGGAATGCGTCGGCCTGCCATTTGCGCGGGCCGGTTGCGTGTGCCAGCTCTGTGCCATCCTCACCCCAAGGAAACGCGTACAGCGCATAGCCCAGCGGGTCATACGTGAACGAGGCGACATCCTCAACGAGTTGCTCTTCCGGCGACATGGCTTCGGCTGTCATTCTTCACCACCAGCCAGCTCTTTAACGCGGCGGCGGGCCTTCGCCATTCGGTCGGCAATTGTGACAGTTCCGGAAACCTCCAGGCGCTTTTTAAATGCATTGACGTCGACGTGCTTACCGATTAACTCGAGGTTCTTCACCTTGTCAGGCCATTTGATTTTTTTGAGGATCGTCTCGATTGATGTCTCATCCATATTCATGATGGTCGATGACAGGTCGAAACCACTCAGCGTGGTACGCCATATCTTTGGCCACTCGCGGATTGGCTTCAGGGTGCCGTCATCGTTCAGGATGTCGATCACATCCATCTGGTCTACTTCCACCAGGCGAAGCAGCACGTAATCAGCACTGACGCGCAGGCGCTTGTTGCGCTCTTCCATCAGCTCGGCGATCCGTTTCTGGATACGCTCATCACGCATCATGACACTGGCTTTGACAGCTGCCGTATTAGGTGAGAATCCTGCGTTAATCGCTGCCTGCGTCTGATTCTCAGGGCATTTGGTATATTCCTGCGCGTAAGCCTCCTGCATCGCTGTGAGTGGCTTGTACTGCGTTGATTTGCGTTTTGGTGCTTTTGGTTCTGCGGGCATTGTTACCACCGAAGCAATAATTACCGTTTTGGTAATAGTAACACGCAAAACAAAGCCGCCATAGTCGGCGGCCATTGCAATTTATTGTCGATATCGTGACATGTCACACTGATAATTTAGTTTCATGCCAGCCACGCGTCACCCAGCATTGCGAATCACCGTTACACGGACACGACTCAACCGGTAATACATCGCCACACTTACCGCACCGGTTAGCACTGATTGACTTGATACGCCCACGCACCCGGGCATCATCCTGCCGAATAAGCAACGCGATGTACTCGCTCATGTCATACGGCGCACGACCATAGCGACGGGCGGCGCAGTTCCGCGCCAGCATTTCCAGTTCCTGCTCGTCGAGCACCAGCTCCAACTCCAGCAAGTTTTGCCGCCGCGTAGTTGTGGTGGCCATCCATCAGGATGGTGTATTGCTGCCCACGCAGAACTATCGGGTAAACAGATACGATAAAACGCTTAAATCTTGCCGCTCTGTCGTTTACCTTTGCCTTGTCGAGGTAGCGCTGACTGCTGATAAGCGGACCTTTGATGTTGCTCATTGGGCTGTCTCCGGTGGATAACAAATATCGTCGAAATATTTTTCTGCAACGCACATGTTGAAGTGATCGAGATTCATCTCCTCCACCTGGAGTTTTGCCCCAACAATACCCGTGCATCGATTGACGTAATCCCGATTTTCTGGGGATTCCGCTACCCACTCCATAAGGTCTTCGGTGACACGTTTTAAGCAACGTAAGGCGCAGTCCATATCAGTAAAATGCTGAGCATCTGTGATGCAGGAGACGACATAATACGTGGTGATTTTTGGCCCTTCAGCGCGTCGCTTAAGTTCTCTCTCTATATCTCTTTTCAGATCAACCAGTTCATGGTCATTGAGTTTGTCGATGTTGCTCATTGGGCGGACTCCTGTCGAAACATCATGATTGTCAGATCGCCTTTAGTCGCTAGGCGAACCGTTGTACCTGGCTCGATACTTGACAGGTCAAACGCATCATAAAATTCGTTAACTGCTTTTTGCCGACGAGATTGCTTTTTGCGCTTATCCCATTGTTTGAGCGCAATAGAGATAAACCACTGGCCTGTTTTGAACATGATGAACAGCCACCCCATTAAGGCGAGACCGAAATTCAGAATGGTGAGAATGCTCATAGCGCGGCTCCTTCAACGCGTTTAAATTCAATAACCCACACCCACGGATTAGCCGCCCAGGACTCTTCGCCGTAGATGGATTTCCATAAGCTGCGGAATCCGGGGTAATACTTATCGCCAATGAGAGTGCATTCTGTTTGGCCACCCTCCGCTTTCGCATCGCACTCCCTGATATCGTTCAGCCGCTCCACGCGCACATCGGTGATTTCCAGCGTGATACGGCTTGCCCAGCGCGGCATATGAATAGACGGCGTCCACTTCTCTGGTGTGGCCGGTTTATTGCAAACCGCAACGGGAACGCGATGAGTTTGCTCAGTCCAGGAGTTTCGGACACTGGCCCGGTAGACCAGCGTGGCAACATCCGTTGCCCGGCTATGGACACGGAACGTTTCCCGCACCCAGACGCGATCACCCGGCTGTCCAAAAGGGCAAGGAATGGCGGTTATTACCGGATTCATCCCTGTATGGTCTTTTTCTCCCAGGACAATAAATATTTGCTTACCGTTAACATCCCACTCAGGACAAAACTTCACAGCGTCTTGGTAGGTGGCTAATACACGGCGCGTCTGCGTCTTCCGGCCTTCGAGAATTGCCCGCACCATTTCGCCGTTAAAAATCATTCCGCGCTTGCTCACTTGGCTACCTCCTGGCGGATCTGTGCGGCGAATGCCAGCACTTTTTCAGATTCAGAAATTAAAAATTTGGCGGCGCCGTCCCAGCCAGCCTCGTCGGCGAGTTCAGCCTCCGATTTGAGTTGTGCGGCGTAACGTTCCACACCCTGCGCCCGCACTTCAGCCAGAAAAGCGTCGGTGGCTGGGGTTTTACTTCTGACATCCCTGATAAAGTCTTCTGCTTGCATGGTCATTCCGACACCAAATTCATATTTCATCAGTGCCTTTTGCATTACGAACGCCCCACCTTTGGCGATATCAGACAACCGTGCATACTCCGCAGCCAGCGCATTACTACGAACCAGTTGCACATCCAGCTGAGTAGCCAGATCGCTAATCAGTTGCGCTACATCGCGCACATCGACCGCACCGCATGATGATTTCAGTTCTGCGGCCTGGTCATGCCCGCGCTTTACCAGATCACTCACTTTGCATTCCATCTTTACCCCCGCTTACCCGTATAAGTTATTGATTAGGTTGATAACTAAAAGGATCATCGATTTAGAATTCTTCGATGTTCCAGCCGCCACCCGCTTTCTTTGGCTTAACCGTTACCCCGATGATGCGAAACGGGTACTGGTCTGCTGCGACTTTGGTTTTCACCCTGGCGTCGTCGGTCCAGAATCCTTTCACCTCGTGCAGTTCCATCTCACCACTGGTTAGCATCACTGCGAAGTCCGGCGTGTAGAACGTGTTATCAGCCAGGCGCAGCTTGATACCTTCGAACCGGTACCAGGCGATTTCCCCTGCGTGCTTACGCAGCTCAAGGTGCTGGCAGTAAGCTGATTCGGTTTTATTCATCTGGCCCGTCTTGAGCCTTCCGAGCGCCTGTAACTGCCTTTTCATGATTTACCCCTCAGGTAATTTAAAACCACAAACGAGTTAATTTCAATAGCAATGCGCATATTTTATTACCTTTTTGGTAATTCATTGGATGTAAAAAAATGCGCTGCTGCGCTCCCGGTGTTAACCGCGAAATCCAGGAGGTATCTCGCTGTCTGGTTCTGGTACTGCGTTAACGTCCCGCTGCTGAGTTCTCGCTGGCTTTGACCTGGAGAGTTGAACACTGCGAGCCAGTTTCTGCTGCCACTGGTCGTGGTGAAATGCTTTTCCCTCGGCTTTCCAGTACGTAATGAAATCAGCCAGTTCAAATGGCGTCACATCGGTTTTAAGGTTTACCCCCCACAGGGCAGCTCGTTTGGTGAAATCAGGATCCGGCGTCCAGCTATCAGGCATGGTGAATTTACCCAGAGAACCGGATCCGCCTGGTGGTGCATATCCATCAGTAACAGAATTTGTCGCATGTGGATCTGGCTCTTCACCTCCTGAGTTATCCACAGGCTGATTTTTCTCGTCGCCTATGTGTGGGGTTTTATCTTTTAGATCTTCTCTTCTCTTCTCTTCTCTGGTCCGCTTTTTGTCCGCTTCAGATGCGGACGCTTTGCGGACATTTCTCTTCCTGTCTGCGTCCTGTGCACGACGCTTGGCAGACTGTCCGTTATGGGCTTCAAAGCGCGGCATTACTAGGCTTTCACCATCTTCTTCAAGCCATCCGACAGCCATCATTGCACGCGCAAACCCGGGGAAGCCGATCAGGTCGTCGAGAGTCTCCGCGCTGTATCCGTCAAGAAAACCGTCAACAGAGTGGACATCAAAAAGACACCATGCGGAATGTAGTCCGCCAACTATCCGCAATCTGTCCGCTTTCAATGCGGACGCCATGCGGACAACTTTAGGATGCGTGTGCAGATCGGCACGCATTTTTATCCAGTCACCGGCCATAGCTAACCCCCAAATAAGTTCGGATGTAGTAGGCTGCTGGGATCATGCTGCCTCTCTTGCCGTTTTGGCTGCCTTCATTTTTTCGGAACGAAGCTTTGCCTGTCGCCGTGCTCGTTCGTTATTGCACTTCACACATTCCCCGCTCAGGGTGTAGCGCTCGCAGTCATGACCGTGGATACATTGCTTCCCGGTGTAGAAGCGAGTAAGGCCCAAATCGAGAGCCTCACGCTGGGTGATTCGCTTCATCGGATTACCTCTTTGTTATTTATCTTTGGTAATTTTGCACTAAGACAAAAAAAGATCAACCGTATATGGTTTTTTATTACCATAAAGGTGTTTTATGCAGGAAGGAGCCGCCATGGGATGACGGCATTGATGGGTTCAGAGGGATTATCGGTCGTAGAAGAAGAGCACTAATTCAGGTTTAGACTTTGTCCATTCGCGGGAACGGCACGCTTTAAAAAGTCCTTCCATCAGACGCTTACCCGGCATCTTGCGGCGCCCGGTCAGGTGCGTCTGGATGTAATGACTGGTGGTTCCGGCTTCAACTGCAAATGCTTCACGCTCATCAGGAGACAGCCCCAGCCAGTGCTTTTTGAAATCAAATTTTTTTTCGTCACTCATATTTTGCTTATCTCAGCCTGTCTATTCATATCTGAATTATTACCTTTTTGGTGAAAAAATCAATGATTATTACCATTATGGTAATTTTACCTTTATGGTAATATTCATTTAAATTTAGAGTGTTAGGTAATAATAAATGGGCAAATACAATAGCTATGAAAAGTATTTATGACATAAGACGCAAAAACCTTAACGAAATCATTCTCCGGGATTTCGATGATACCCAGTTACGCTTTGCAGAACGGGTGAAACGTTCGCAGAACCTGGTCAACAGGTGGTGTACTGGTATCAAAAATATCGGACCGAATGCCGCGCGTATCATCGAAGAAGCAGCCCGCAAAGAAAAGTTCTGGCTCGATGTTGATCACGAACTGGACGCAGTACAGGCTGATATCTTTATTCCGGCCACTGAAGATGGCGAATGGACTGTAGAGAAGCAGGCCGCAGCCACGCTTAATGCCTGGATGAGAAAGGACACGGAAATGACATCCGAAAAGAAAGTTGCTGTAGCAGCTGGTATTGGCCCGGCCACCGTTAACCGGATTATGAAAGCGGAAGTCAGTACAACCATCGGCGTTCTTTCCTCCCTGGCACGCGCGTTCGGGCATGAAGCATACGAGATGATTATTCCCGTCGGCGCACCTGGTATTATCGACTATGACCACCGGATGTATGCAGCTCTGCCACAGGAAGAGAAAAACAAGATCACCTCATTCATAAACTTCGTGTTTGAGCAGAACAAAAGCAAGTAATCCCCTGCCATTCTGACGCTTTACCTGCCCGATGGCGGTAAGCTCACTCCTCACGCAATTACCAAAATGGTAATTTTTTCTCGTCATGCCTATTGACATAATCACTTTTTGATCTGATTATTACCCAAAAGGTAATACTCGAGCACATCGCTCAGGCAGAAACCACCACTTCGTGGATTTCCTGCATCTTCATGTATTACCAAAATGGTAATAGCGAGGTTTGTATGCAGTGGAAAGTCATCAACGGTTGGTACTGCGTTACAGCTTGCGGGCTGATGAGCTGGAAGTTCCGCACGCTGGGTGAGGGCATGAAATGGGCATTTACCAACAAGGTTGCGCACGAAGTTGCCAACGATAACGGGATATGGGGGTGAGCAAGTGAATATTCAGCAATTCAATAACCTGAAAAAAATAGCAACTCAGTTCAGCAGCGACTACCAGCTGTCATCTGAACTGTATGACCGCCACGTTGAGCTTATCGAAGCAGTAGCTGGTTGCGAAATGGAAGAGTCATTCAAACGCGCCATTCTCCGTGCCGGTGTTCGTTATGAAGTTCTGGAAGCGGCATTTGAAAGTGATGATTTCGAAGAGCTGATGTCTTCACTCAAACGTGAATTGACTGGCGTCATCGCACGTCTTGACCTTGCTGACCAGATCGACAGCAAAAGGAATGCAGCATGAATACCGGTATTTATTTCGACATCAGCAACGAGGACTACCACGCCGGTGACGGCGTGAGTAAGTCACAACTGGATATGGTGGCCAAGAACCCTTCCCTTCTGAAATGGGTGAAGGCAGCCCCGGAAGACGAAGAGAAAAAATCCGCGCTGGATATGGGTACTGCCCTGCACTGCCTGCTGCTGGAGCCGGATGAATTCGATAAGCGTTTCATCGTGGCGCCACAGTTCAACCGCCGCACAAATCAGGGAAAAACAGGCGAAGAAGCATTCCTGAAAGATGTTGCCGGCATGGGTATGACTGTGATGGATGCCGAGCATGGCAGGAAGCTGAAACTGATGCGCGATAGCGCAATGGCTCACCCGGCGGCGCGCTGGATGCTGGAAGCACCAGGTCACTGTGAAGCGTCGATGTACTGGAATGACGAAGAGACTGGCGAACTGTGCCGAATCCGTCCGGATAAATGGCTGAATGAGCACAACGTGATCGTCGATGTGAAAAAGGTTGCAGACATGGATCGCTTTGCCCGTCACATCGAGGAATTCCGCTACCACGTCCAGGCAGAAATGTACCGCGAAGGCGCACTGAAAGTAACCGGGCAGCCACACGGATTCTTCTTCATAGCAGTAAGCGAAACCATCGATTGTGGTCGCTATCCGGTAAGGGTTTTCCAGCTTGACGAATATGACGCAGATATTGGCTACCAGTTGTTCAGGCGCGATCTCAACACTTATCACCAATGCAGAGAAAACGATGATTGGGGTGGGGTCGAGATAATACAAAGACCAGGGTGGGCAAGAAAAAATGATAACTCAATGTATTGAATGGACCGGTTATAGAACAAGAGATGGCTATGGAAGACAGCGAATAGGCGAAAAACTTTATCTGTCTCATCGTGTCGCATATTGCAAATCAAAAGGCATAGATATCAGTGAAATAGATGGCTTTCTCGTAAGGCATAAATGCGACAACCCTGCATGCATTAACCCTGAGCATTTAGAGATTGGTGATCAGTTCGACAACATGCGGGATATGAAAGAGCGTGGGCGAAATGTACCGCGATGCAAAATAAAACCAGAGCAAGTTTTGGAAATACGCCGCAGACATAACAGGGATTCTCCTTCAAATAACTCAGTCGCTTTAGCAAGAGAGTTTGGAGTATCCAAAGTGCAAATTAATCGAATTATCGCCAGGACAACCTGGCAGGATTTATGAGGAAAAATAATGAGCAACGATATCGCAATCACATCACAGCCAGGCGCTACCGTAGGGACCGCTGCGGCAATCTTCAGTCCTGAAGGCATGAATCAACTGGTGCGCTTCGCTGAGTTGATGGCCTGCAGTAAAGCTACCGTTCCTGCTCATCTTGCAGGTAAGCCGTCTGACTGCCTGGCAGTAACCATGCAGGCGGCGCAATGGGGCATGAACCCGTTCGCTGTTGCACAGAAGACGCACGTTGTAAACGGAACTCTTGGCTATGAAGCACAACTGGTTAACGCCGTCGTGTCGTCTTCAAACCTGCTTTCAACTCGCCTGAATTACCGCTGGGATGGTGACTGGTCAAAGGTGAATGGCAAGAGCGATAAATCTCCATCACTGACCGTAACAGTGTCGGCAGTACTGAAAGGAGAAGCAGAGCCGCGCGAACTTACCATCAGCATGGCTCAGGCAGGTGTCCGTAACTCTCCGCTGTGGGAACAGGATCCACGCCAGCAGCTTGCTTACCTGTGCGTTAAGCGTTGGGCGCGTCTGCATGCACCTGATGTTCTGCTCGGAGTCTACACCCCTGACGAATTGCAGGAGGCAACACCTCGCGTTGAGCGCGATATCACGCCACCGGCGGCAACGGCTCAGGGCATTAACAGCCTGATCAACTCAAAACCAGAGCAGAAGCAGGAAGAGCGTCAGCAGCATAAAGACGATCGCGGTCCTGAAGAGATTCTGCACGCATTTTCCGGCGCGGCGATGAACTACAACACCCAGGCTGACCTGGACAAAGCATACAAATACGTTGCTCAAAAACTGGCTGGTGATGATGACCTACTGGCAAAAGCAACCGACGTTTACACCATCCGTTGTGACGAACTGAACGAAGTACCGATGTAATCACCACCGTGGCGCCACGGCGCCACACCTGCAACAAAGAGAGGTATTTATGAAAGGTGCATTAGGCAAGAAGGAACTCCTGGCGGTGGTGCCATTATCAATGAGCACTATCGACAGGCTGGAAAGCGCTGGCGAATTCCCTAAGCGCTGGTACATCACAGATAAACGCTGTGCATGGACACAGGAAGAAGTTGAACACTGGCTGGAAGAAAGAAAAGCGGCAAGTCCTGAAAAATTCCAAGGAAAAAAGCCGCCGGTTGATCAGCGAGTTTACCGCCCAGTAAGTAACGCCGCATGACAGCGCTGATCAGGCACTGGGAAAAATGGTCAGGATGGTATTTATTCCTGACCGCCGTTTCCGCCTGGCTGTATCTGCTGGCGGTAATTTTCAGAGAAGGCTGGATCCGATGAGCAAATTAACCCGTCTTGAAAAGTATCACCTTAACTATGTGTCTCAGCGTCAGGCTTCAAAGGTTGTAGCCGTTACTCCGGCTGCGATGGAGGTAGAAAAGCGCGCTGTTGAGCGTGAATCGAAAGGCCAGTACCGCATCGCGGCCAGACTCTGGTTGCTGTGTATGGATGTAGCGGTCGGTGAAGTTGAACGCGCAAGGATAGCGATACGCCGCGATCAGTGCATATCGAAAGGTAACGGCCTGCGCCGTGGTGAATACGCAGGGATCGGATGTCGCGGGGTGGTGTATGACTAACCCTCACGACAATATCTGCGTCGGCAGTATCACGATGGTTTATTCAACTCTGCGCCGCGGGTGGTTGGCACCCGGCGGCCAGATTATCAGAAACCCATTAAAGGCTCAGCGCATTGCTGAGCTGATGAACAGCAAGAAGGTGGCAGCATGAGCAAGGTCGGTGATTATTTCTTTGAGTTCCCTGCATCAAGAGGAACACAGGGTAGTACAGTAACTTATATGATGACGGTTCCAGCTCGTGCACTGACACGCGTTCTTGCTTCAGACAATAACGGCAGTACGCTCGAACGCTCACAACGCGAAATTAATCCAGCACGCGTGAAGAAGTTTTATCAATATCTTGTCAACGCTTACGAAAATAAAGAGCCATTCATCATCCCGCCATTGGTTGGGAATTGTGACTCGATCATTGAATTTGATGAGTTTGGTAATACGAATGTTGGCGTAGCGCGGTTCCCGATGGATGCCGAAATAAAACTGTTTGATGGCCAGCACCGTGCTGCTGGTATCGCAGAGTTCTGTCGCACTTACGGCGAGCCTATTAGCATTCCAATTATGCTGACGCACAATCTTCCTCTGAAAGCTCGCCAGCAGTTCTTCTCAGATATCAACAATAACGTTTCCAAACCGGCAGCGGCGATAAACATGGCCTACGACGGGCGTAATGAAGTGGCTCAGGGGATGGTGACGTTCCTGTCGCAGCACGACACCTTCTCAGAGGTGACCGACTTCGAACACAACGTCGTTCCAGCGAAAAGTAAGTTGTGGGTGAGCTTTAAGGCGCTGAGCGACGCGACAGCGAAGTTTTCCAGCGCGGGCAGTAAGCCGTTGGAAATGGGCGACATCGAATCCATTTGGGAAGCCTGGTTGGCCCTGACGCAGATCGAGGCGATACGCCACGGCACCAGCCAGGCGGATTACAAGCGCGACTACATTCAGTTCCACGCGGTGATGATTAACGCCTTCGGCTACGCCGTTCAACGGCTGATGGCTGATCACTCAATCGTCGATATCGTCCGGATGATTGAAGATTTGGCGAGCAATGCGGGCTCCTCTGAGATGGAAGACTTCTTCCTGATTTCACGCTGGGGTGGTATCTGCGCTAACACCGAAAAAGATCGTCCAACGATTATTGCCTCTGTTCCCGCGCAGAAAGCTGCTGCTGAACGCCTGGTGCAGAGCATCAAGTCGAAGAATCTTCAGGAGGCGTCATGAACGGTAAATACACTCTGATTTATGCTGATCCTCCATGGACATACCGCGACAAAGCAGCCGACGGCGAGCGCGGCGCCGGATTCAAATATCCGGTTATGAACGTGCTGGATATCTGTCGCCTGCCAGTGTGGAGTCTTGCCGCCGACGATTGCCTACTGGCAATGTGGTGGGTTCCTACTCAGCCGGTTGAGGCGTTGAAAGTGGTCGAATCGTGGGGCTTCAAGCTGATGACCATGAAGGGATTCACCTGGCACAAGACGAATAAGCACAAAGGTAACAGCGCGATCGGCATGGGCCACATGACAAGGGCGAACAGCGAAGACTGCCTGTTTGCGGTGCGTGGGAAACTACCGGCCCGCATGGATGCGTCAATCTGCCAGCACGTCACGGCGCCGCGCATGGAAAACTCGCGCAAGCCTGACATCATCCGCGAAAAACTGGTGCAGTTGCTAGGCGATGTTCCGCGCATTGAGCTATTCGCCCGCCAGTCGTCACATGGCTTCGACGTATGGGGCAATCAGTGCGAAGGCCCGGCGGTGCAGTTGCTACCAGGCTGCTCTGTTCCGGTTGTAAGGACGGAGGCAGCATGACAATGTTCAATGAGGCGGAGTTAATCCGCCAACTGGAAGAGCAGCGCGCTGTGATTGTGCAGAAAAGTGCTCAAGTTAACTGGTTACAAACTGAAAACAGTGTCTTGCACAAGAAATGCGAAGAACTGCAAATGACAGTTGACCTACAGCGAGAATTTATACAATCCAGAAATTAA